GATTGCAATGACTGCATGTAATCGTGTATGGTCTTGGCCTCTATGCCGACACTGGAGAAGGCATAGTCCGTGATGAGGTTCTCCCTTGTCTGATGATAGAGGTTGTTCTTATCGAGATACTTTCTCACCAATTCTTCAAGACCTGATTTCTCCCTGTGGTCGATGAACATCACTTTGGTCATTGGTCATCCCCACCCATGGCATAGGCATCTTGGAATAACTGTGCCCTGTTGAGCATGTCTGTCACCATCTCAGCGAATCTCGGATCGACTGTGATGGCAACCAACTGCTCGTTCTGAAGAATCTCCATGAATCCACTTTCATGGTTAAGCCTGAATGCCCATGGAAGAAAATCCATGGCTTGCTTTCTCTCTTCATCATCCATATCATCCAGAGATCCCAACAGAGTCTCTGCCTTTTTCTTTCTTATCTCTTCTAATTCATCATCTTTCGTCACGATATACCACCTTTTCCATCATAGAAAGGACACTTGCCAACGCATAGACCCTGACTATACAGGGTCGGGCATGTAGGAGTCATGTATTCTCTGCTCATACCATGCATTATCATCTTACGAGTCACATCCGGTTTGTAATCAGACCAGTCCAATTCGTGGATGAAACCGTGAGTCTTGTTGAGAATCTCAGATGAAGGGACTTTCGTGTTGCTAGGAGGTCTGGCAAACTTCCTGAAATAGTCCAAGAGATACATCAGGAGATACACCCTTGGCATGTGAGATGGGTTGCTGCCCTTGACACAAGCAGATGCCTCTATACATGGAAGCATGGGTATCCCAGATACGCTTGATGCGGATATCGTGATGTCATCGCTGTCGAACTTCATGGCAGTATTGTTGAGCATGAATGGATTGCCCGGATCCCGATGAACGATGTCTATGTGAAGTCCCTTGGCCCCACTTATCTTCATACCTCTGGATGCCTTAGTCGCCATCTTAGTGATATGGTCCCATCCGATTGCCAAGTCTGCTTGATCCACAGGTATCGACCACAGACCCCTCTTGAAGTTGAACGTGTTTGGTATTCTTATGTGTCTATCAGGCCTGAATGACACCACTGGATCAACTGTGATGAGATCCATGTCCTTGATCCACTTGTTCAACATCGCCCTGCCGGAGAATAATAGGTCATTCAACTGCATGGCAGACACGTCGTGGATGGTGTCAAGCATAACCCAGACATGGTATCCGCCCCCGCTGAACCATGTCGCATGGCGGTAGTCACCGTCTCTAAGATACTTGACGAGATTGTGTGTATCGACCGTGCATCTAACCCCTGCCTCATCATCATCGATATCCATCATCTCCTTAGCCCTCCCCTTATCGAGGTCGATGACGAAATGCGGAACGATAGCAGTGGAGTATTCGCATCTCGTCTTGTTGGGCTTCAACTCCTTGAAACCATACACAGTCGTCGTCAGGTTGTCCTTACCATTCATGGATGATACATAGCCCTGCAACTCATCCATGTTCCTGACTACCTTCCTCAATCTCATATCGACCTCTCTTGGGAAGTGGTCGAAGAGATGGCTCAAGAGAAGGCCTCCTGTCTCAAATTTGATGGTTTGAGAACCTCATAGTATCTGGGACAGAATCCCTTGATCGCACACCATGGCTCGCATATGTATCTCACAGCCCCCTCATCTTTGAGAGGGAACATGACTCCGTTCTTGTTCCCGGTGTATTGCTTGTGCATACCGACAAGATCCTTCAGCGACTTCATCATCGATGAAACCTCCTTGACCCTGACTGCCTCGATATGCCTGAATATATCGTCAGCGCCAGTGTGGTCCCATCCCCACCATTCAACGTCGAGCCCTCCAAGAACCTCATGCTCAGACCTCTTGATTAGATAGACGTAGTATGCCATCTCCTTCCTCATGTGTTCCCACTTTCTAGGCTTGCCGCTCCATACTCCTGTCTTCAACTCATGGACATGAGGTATCCCTTCTCCATCTGCGAACAGCCTGTCAACGATTCCTGTAAGATGAACAAGAACGCCGTCAATCTCGACAACGGCATCGAGGGAAACCTCGTTTCCTATCGGTAGGAAGTATTCATCCTCGGCAGTCATGAACCTCTTTGCCTCGGCATCGAGATACTTGATGAGATGATCCTCCTCCCCCAATGCGTATCCCTTCTCCTCGGATATGTGAGTGAGGAAATACTTCTTCACCTCATCATATCCATAGGATCTCATGGACAGTGCGTATGAGAGATTCATATCCTGATAGAATTCCTCTATCGCATCGTGGACATTGGATCCCCTAATCATGTTGTCATTGGCAGGCTCCTTTATCCCTAAGGGATACTTTAGGAAATACTGCTGGGCACAGAACCCAGCAGTTCCAAGAGATGTCTTGGACACCCTGAGTATGATGTCTGGGGGCATACCGGGATGCCAACCATAGGTTGACTTCAAACCGGGTTTGCCGGGGACATCATATGCCCTTGGTTCTCGTATCTTCATCAATTCGGCCATTCATCAATACACCCCATATCAGTTTTTAGAATCTTCTTGGATCACGTTGTCAGGATGGTCTATTGAGCCATCTCTCAGACCCGGCCATCCAAACCATTCGCCGCCTTCCTTGTCCTTCCTGAAGAGATGTATCCTTCCGGGGGACTTGAGGCTGGTTCGGTTCTGTGTGACCACAGCATAGGAATTGACAACTCCTGTCAACTCCCCTCTGTCGTCCCTGTCCTCATCGACCTCTATGATTGCAGTCTGTTGGAGCCAACCCTCTGTGTCCTTCAACCAGTGTGGGCTTCCCGCTCCGATGATCTCAGCGCCTGTTGAATCGTATTGAGGCTTCATGTGAGTGATGATGTAGCAATGGATACCTCTCCTGCACAATTCCTGCAACACAGTCAATGCGCTGTTGTATCGATTCTTTCGTATGTTCCAATTGAACCTGCCAATCTTAGTCGTGGCATCCTTTCCTGCCACGGAGATTCCATCTGGACCCAACTTCAGGTCATCGACCTTCATGGTCGTCTCACAGATGTTCAGCCAATGGTCAGCGCCATCGAAGCATACCGACTTCAGGTATGGCTTAGGCATCTCTCCATTATCTGCGAAGTATGCAGCCTGCCTATCTGCCTGATCGACAGCAGCCAATAGAAAGTCGAGGGTCTTCTGGTATGTCGCTGGGAAGTCATATGGGACTCTGCTCTTGTTCTTGTTCAGCACCCATGGATTGAGAACAACGATGTTGTTATTTCCCGGATGATGTGCAGCCTTGGTCGTCTCGCCACCGAGATCGAAGTCAAGATGCCATATCTCTCCGCCGTTGTCAATCTCCTTCTCAGTGAGGCTGTCTAGGATGGATCCTGTCTTTCCACTCTTTGGAGGACCTGCTATGCCCATGAGGATGTAATTGCCCTTCCATTCCTTCGATGCCCTTGCTGCGGCTATCTCCGTCTCTATGGGGTTCCAATCCACGTTCCCGGACTCTGGGGCCGTGACGACCTTAGGAGCCGTTCTAGGAGCCGTTGGCTTCGGTTGTTGCATTTCCTTTGGAGTGGGAACTGGAGCCTTTGCCCTAGCCCTCTCCTTCTGGATGATCGCTTCCTCCTCCTCTCTCATCTGTTGAGGGGTTGGAGCATTGGGATCGATATCTTCTCCCCAGATGTTCTTCTTTGGAGCCGCCTTGGGCTCTGATGCTTTCTTTGGAGGCGAACCGTCTGGCTTCTTTCCTGTCTTCGGGTCAACTTTCTCCCAGCCGTCTATGAATCCTGTTCCTGCCACGTTATCAGCCCCTGAATCCACCAAAGTCGTTCATGTCTCCAGCATCCTCTGGAACATCTTCAGCGATTATTGACCTGAGGGGGGATGCCCATATGTTCTTTGCATTGAATGAGAGTCTGATGTCTCCTATGCTGTCAGTCCAAGATCTGGTCTGAACCACTGCGAATACCTGAGAGCCCTTGGCATAGGTATGCGTCTCGTTGTTCTTCATGACATTGAACGCACCCATGGTGACGAGTTTTCTTGACACGTCAACCCATATCGATGCATTAGAATCATTGTTCCTGAGAGAATTGCTCATAAGAGTCAGCGAGTGCTGGTATCCTCCTTCCGAGTATTCCCTTTCCTTTCCATCATGGTCTAAGTAATCCACGACGCCCCTGATTAGGAAGGTCGGTCCGACTTCTCTGCCTTGATCGGTTGTCCTCAGGTTATCATCATGATACTCATGTAATTGCGATAGGTCTGGCTCATAAGGTAAGAACTGCGGCAGGAACTGCTCAGGAGAGAACATGTCCTTGACTTTCATCATGATGCCATCGTCAACCCAATCAAGACCATACTGAGGGGATATGTTTCCTGCCTTCAGCACAGGCACTTCAGAGTCATACCATGCAGTGTCCTTCTCTGCCTTGAACATGACTGGTACGTTCATCCTGATATCGATTTCAGCAGCGTCCCATGAACACTCTAAGACCATAGGAGGCAATGGTCCCTCAGATAGGAACTTGTCCTTTTCATTGACAACCACAAGCCACTCTCTCTTGAAAGAATATGCTTTCTTAGGGCCGTTAGCACCCATCAGGGCGAACATGACTCCAGTCCTGCCGGTTATGCCCCACTCTGGAGGATCATTCTCAGCGCCTTGCTGACGGAATACTGGTTTATCGCCATGGTCATAGACAGTCCATGAGCCATCGTTCCATCCGACCCTTCCGACGCTAACGGTCCTGCTACCCGCAGTTATTCCGTATCTGAGAAGGCTGGATACGTCCCCAGAAGCATCGATGACAGCAGTCCTCTGCTTCTCCATGAGGTCCCTCGTTCCATTGTAGCCGACGACCATGCCGACCCAATCTGGTCCCTTTCCAGCGTTTCCACCGCCGCCTCTTCTTATGGTAGTGACTTCAAACGCTGCCATGAACGTGTCAAAGTCCTCCTCATCTAAGCCTGCTGTCGATTTGCCAGCGGCTTCCCATAATTCAGGGTACATCTCTGCGACGAACTCTGAGAACTTCTCTGTGAACTCCTCATTGCTCCACCCCGTTGCATTCATTATTCGATCTATCTGTTGTTCATTCGATGTCATCTTTTGATCACCTATTGTTAGGTTTCAAGCCAGAACCCGATTCAGATATAACCTCTCTCAATCTCAATTGATCGAGCAGTGGAATTCATCTAACATGATTACCGTCTTCAAGACATCATCATATGACTTAGGATTGGATATC